TTAAACGTATTTGGTAACACATTTAAATTTTTCCATATTAAACCTTCAGTTTCTAACGGTAAGTGATTAGGAACCACGTTTGCGCCAGAACCGACCAAAGTATCTAAAACTGGTTCACCAACTCTAGGACTACCATTTATTGCTGTATTTATTGGATAACCAGCTGGTATCATAGAAGAAGGTAATAAATTCTTATTCAATAAAAAGTCACGAATACCACCAATTGCAACCGAAGTTATAGTATTCTTGGTAGTAGGTGTTGGTGATTGTTGATTATAATATATTGGCATAGTAACATTATTTTATTATATAAATACTATATTAATAAAATTTTTCTCAAAATAAATCTTTAATATTAATATAGACAAAATAAAAAAGGTACCCATGTTGAGTACCTTCTTCATTTGTTTTTAAAAAAGTATTTTATTTTGATTCAATTTTCTTTATTGAATCTCTTAATTTTATTGCTTCTTCAAAATCTTGTATTGAAATTGAATATTCTAATTTAGCTTTTAAATCAGCAACCTTTTCAGTATTTTTTTCGTATTCTTTAATTAAATCTCTTAATTTTACAGCTTCTTCAAAGTTTTGTTCTTCAACAGCTTTATTTAAATCTTTATTAAGAGAAGTTAACTCTGAAGTAGTTTCAACTTTATTTGAAGGTGTTGAATACCATGTATTATCAAAATTAGTTGAACTAACGTATGAAGTTGAAGTATAAGAACCATCTTTTGAAGTAAAGGTAGTTTTATACCATTTAGTACCATCTTCGTTAGTTCCACTTTCAGTTTTAGTTGAACCTAAAGAAGGTGTTAACTTGTTTGTAATTTCATTATAAAATGATTCAAAATTTTCCTTATCTGAAAAAAATGATTCGAATAGATTAAAAATTTTTTGATTTTTATTAAAATTCATAGTAAATTTATTATTAAAATTTATTATTATATATTATTTTATTAATTATTATATTATATTAATATTACAAATATACGGATTTTATTTTTAAAAGTCAATATTTTATGATAAAAATAGTAAAATATTTTATAATTATTTGAATATCAACTAATTAATATTATCCTTTAGGTTTCCCCTGGTTCATTTGTTTAACAGTTTCTTCTTGAATTGCTCTAGTAATTGCTCTTCTAAACGATTGGTCTGCAAGTAAATCGTGACTTGCACCACCTGGAATTTCTACTGTTAATTTTCCACTTATATTAATGCTATCAAATTTATGTTTAACAGTTGTTTCACCACCAACAGCACCAGAAAATTTATCAATAGCACCTCCTTTTTTAAGAGCTAATACATCATCTCTGGTATCAATAGGTGTTATTTTTCCACCTTGGATTATACCTCTAGCATTTGACAATGAGCTAGACATGTTTTTACCTTTTATTTGTTGACCTTGTTTTTTTATTGATGAAGAAAGGCCTTTTTTGAAATCACTCTCAAATAATCCGTCTTTTACTGGTGCACCAAAAAAAGCATCTTCAGTACTTTGTTTCCCCCACGTACTGTTTATCCCTTCACCAACTTTATCACCAACAAAATAACCACCTATTCCACCAAGTAATCCACCGATAAAAGCACCAGGAACTGCACCAACACCACCAAATAAAGCACCAATAGCAGCACCAGCCGCAGCACCACCTTTAGCACCAGCCCATGCGCCAACACCTTTTGCTGCTGTACTAGTAGCTGTTTTACCAACGTTTTCACCAGTACCCATACCAGATTCTTGATTTGATTGATATTGATTATAAGCATCTAATCCTAAACCAGCAACACCTAATGCTCTACCACCCCATTTTAGTCCTTTACCATATTTACCTAACCCCCCAAATCTTCTAGCGGTAGCCATTTTACCATATCTACGAGCGTATCTACTTTTAGCAGCAGCTGACGTACTCCCTCTTCTAGAACTACTTCCAAAATCTGGGACATCACCATCGGCACCACCACCTCCACCGCCCATACTAACAGCTGAGTTGAAACCGTTTGCAAGTGCAATACCGTTTTTAAACCATTTAATTGTATCCCAAATACCCCCAAATAATTTAATTGCACCAACTATTAATGGTGCGGCTTTTGAGAACGCCCAGATTGCAGCTGTTAATTTTGGATGTTCAATTATCCAACCACCAACAGATGAAATAAAATCACCTATTTTACCAGCCCACAATTGAATTGTTTCTTTCCAACCTCCAGGTTCATTAAATTTTTTAACGAAATCTTTAAGTGAATCTGATAAACCTCCAGGTTTATTAAACGCTTCAATCATTGGTAATAAAGCAAGTTTAAGGTCAGCAATAAAATATGTTAATTGCTCGTCAAAACTTTGTGAATCTTCAATTCTTTTTCTCATAGTTTCTTCTTGAGCTATTTGAGATTGAATAAGTTTTTTATCACTTGATGTTAATTGAGAAACTAATTTACGACTTCCACCTATGAATATTTCAGCTTTTCCATCTTTACCAATTGATGATTTATTGCTAATATAATCTAACATGGCTTTATCTTCATCTGAACCACCAATACTAAATCCTACTTGTGTTTTAACTTTTTCAAATTTAGCCATGTTTTTACCCATAGTAACAAGGTCTTCATAAGCAACTCCAGTCTGTTCAGCTATTATCCTTAACCTATGCATCCCTTCAGCTGACATATCAAACTCACCAGTTGCATTATTAAAACTAATACTTTCTTGTGAAGCTTTTGCAATTTCTTCTGTTAAACCTTGCATATCATTTCTGGCCATAAACATTAAATGAAAAGGGTCAGACATAGCAGCAAAAGCACCACCCATAACATTTAATTGTGCAGACATTTCAACAGCACCTTCAATATTGAAAAGTTTTTCAGCCATACCAGAAACCGAATTCATATCAACACCTAATCTTGTAACTAATTGAGCCATTTTAGCTAAACCTTTGGTACCTTCTTTAAAACGATATTTATCCATTAGTTTTATACCACCAGCAACATTTTTTAATACTTTAGTTGCATTCAGACCCATTTTACTTGATGCATCCAAAGTTTCTTGAACAAATCCAGCGGTTCTTTCAGCTGAAAGACCTTGTAAATCCATATCAGCTGCCATCTTAGCTGCACCTTCAGCACCTAGACCAGTCATTTTAGACATTTCTGCCATACCTATTGCACCTTCTTTAGATAAAATTACTGTTCTACCTAAATTCTCACTATATGATGATTGTAATTCAGCTAAAGCTTTAACATCTACACCTAAACTATTTGTAACAGCAGCAGCGTCTTTTAAATTTTTTCTATAAAAAGCACCTTCTTTACTTAAAACACCCATAGATAAAGCTGATTGTTTAATTGCTTTATCTAATTCAAATAACCCTAAACCTTTAAGTTCACCCCAAGCTCTTTTTACCATATTAGGTAAATCAACAAAGTTTTTAAAAGCTGCTTGACCTAATTTATTAAACGCTTTACCAGCAGCCATAGCACCAACGTTAACTTCTTTTGCTGCTGATTTGTAAAGTTTTACTTGTGCTTCTATTTTATCATTCTGAGATTGTATGATTTTTAATTTCTCTTTTTCAACAGCAATCTCTTTTTTGGTTAATTTAACACCATTACGTTTACCACTATTTACAGCATCTTGAATATCTTTTTCAATTTCTCTGTTTTTAGTAAGTGTCTCTTGAAGGGCACGAGCTTTCTTTACAGCTTCAATGTAATCATCATAACTGCTATTCATTTGGGCTCTTATTTCAGCCTCTCTTTCTAATAATCTTATAGCTTCTTTAGCCGCATCTTCAGCTGCTTGTTGTGCTTTAGTTTTTTTAGCCATACTTTACTATTTTTTATCTACCTTTTCACTTTTATAACCAGAGCTATCTAAGAATCTTATTTTAACATCTTTTTCTGGTTGTGAGCGTTTGGTGACCCATTTATTTTTAGATTTTTCTTTATAAAGTTTTCTAACATCACAAATAAAAACATTTGGTTCATTAGTGTTATCTTTTACAATTATCTCAAAATCAATTTTTTTATTTACTAATCTTAAATTATATTGAAATTCACCTTCAGTGTCATCACCACTCTCTCCATCAACACCAACTCTTCTAACTGAATATTCATCACGATAAATAGTTCCTCTATTTAAATCAAAATATTCGTTTTTACCACTTTCTGTATATAGGATTGATATATTATCAACTGGCTCAAAAGAAATAGAACCATTTTTTAAAAAACTTTGACCTAATTTTTCACTTACTTTTCTATTTGTATAAGTACTTAAAATATCTTGAATTGCTTCAAAACCAGTTGTTTTAGGTTTCTCTCCTTTTAAAGCAGCCCAAAATGATTGCCATTTTGTTGGTTGTTTATAATAAGCCATTCTTAATTGAGTATCACCAGTTAACATTTTTATAAATGTTTCTGAATCAAATTCTTCTTCCTCTTCTTCTTTTTTATCTTCCTCTTCTTCAGCGGTTATTGTCCATTTTTTAACATTTAATTTATTTTCTTTTCTGTTAATATCTCCATCAATATTTTCACTTTCAACAGCTGTTATAAGAATGTTACCTTTATCATCGACATTTATTTCTTTTTCATCTGTGTTGATAACAACTGAAACTAAGTTATTATTACCTATTTTTTCTTTCATTGAATCACTCAATCCGAATCGAATAGCATCTCTTATTCTATATCCGAATATAAGTTCTAAATTTAATTTACCAGTAGTTAAAACCAAAACATCACCTTTATCTAAACTAGATAATGTTTTTAAAAAATCTTCTTTTCTTTCTTTAAACAATTCTTCATTAGGGTCAAAATTTGTTCCATCTATAAATTTACCACCTCGACTTACATCTATTTGGTCAACATTTTTAAATACAAATTTTGACCATGTATTAATCTTCATTGGTTTTTCATTCTTTTGAGCATCAGTTGCTAACTTAGCAACTAAAGAACCTTTATCAAATGAATTTGGGTCAACAAAAATTCGTCTTTCAAAGTATTCACTATCTGTATCATTAACGTCCATATAGATTTGACCGTTATCGTTTTGAATAACTTTAAAATTTATTTTTTGACCGTTTGTGTTTATGGTTACTATATCACCTTTAAGAATTTCTTTTCTCGCCAATACGTCAAAAGATGACTCTAGCAAAAATTGTTTTATAATTTTATACTGTGATTCAGTTAATATTACTTTTTTATTCATTAGATGTTTTTGTTTATAAATATCGTGTAAAACAAAAATACCCACAATAAATGTGAGTATTTGTTATGTTGTTGGGATTTCCCCGTTTTTCATTTTTGTTTTTAAAGCATCTCCAGATATTCTTGTATTTCTACTACCTTTCGAGTTAGAGTTTCTAGATTTTATTTCTTCTCTCATTCTATCAGCCTCTTCTTCTCGTTCTCTAGCTTCTTTTGTTAATAAACTCAAGAAGAATCTACGTTCATACGTAGGCATGGCTAATACATCAGAATAAGTAACACCTTTTAGATATTGAGTACATAAGTACATTTCTTCTAAAAGTGGTGCCTTAAAATCAGAAGTTAGGCCAAAAAAACTTGGTTGTAAGAGGAAGAAAGGTGGCAATAGACCCACCTCCAGGGGTCGTCACCTCTATTTTTAAGTCGATGCCACTTTCTAAACTATCAATGTAATCGTTCAAAGCTTTTGCATCAGCTATTCTCATAGACGTTGCAAAATCTTTAATATAATTTCTATTTCTATTTCCATTTACTTCAATTAAATGTTTTTCCATTTTATAAGTTGAAGTATTATTGACCAATACGTTATTGTCTTTTTCTTGTTTTATCTTTAATTCAATATCATCAACATCACCACATGTTAAAATTTTAAATTTAATAGGTGTTTTTGTTACTGGTAAAATGTAATCAAAATATCCTTCATCATCTGGGTCAACTGGTAATTCGATTGTTTTAAGTTCATTTAAATTTATTTCAGTGTCAAATGGTTCATCCAATTCATCTAACAATGTAACTGGATACATTTCACCATAAGCTGTCGCTCTTAACCAAATCATGATAGCATTTCTATCACCAACTGTTAAATCACGATATCTCAACCCAGATTCCAAAATTTTTCTGTTTATCAAAATCTCTAAAAATTCACCACTTTGTAATAAGTTTGGACTTGTCAAAATATTCTCATCAGCAGTTGTCATATAAGCCACTTTGATGTTTTCTTTTTTGGTTCTATATAATTTACCTCTAGAAGGTAATGGTATAACGTCAAATGGTGCGTTATAGTTAGGTTGACTCAACTCAATAATTTGTGGGTTGATGTTTGATGGATTTTGACCATAATTTTCCATAGTGTTTACTGGTGGTTTAGAAGGTGGTGTTGGTGGAACATAATTATTTTGATTAATATTCGGTTCAACATAACCTTGATTAGTATTATTTTGTGGATAAATATCCGTGCTATATTTGCTTTTATCTCTAGTTGCCGCTTGATTTGCTTGTTGTTGATATTTTTGTATGTTTTCTTGATTAATTCTTAACTGTTCATCACGAAGTCTCATTTGTTCTGAGTTTATATCTTCTTCGTTTTGTTTAACAACTCTTCTAGTTGTTTTTTCAGCTAGATTAGGGTCTTGAACAACACCACTAGTTTCTCTTTGATACATTTGTTGTTGTGTTCTCATTCGCATCATCTCAACGGCATTTGAATGAGTACTAACGTCATAATCGTTAGGTAATTCTTCATGGTTCATTGGAACCGATTTTGATTGTTCATAAATGTGTTGTGTTACAGCTTTTTTTTCTGCTTCGAATTGTGCAATTCTTTCAGCCTCAGATATTGTAACTGTTGTTTGTTTAGGTTCTGTCTTTGGAAATACGTTTGGTTTCTTATCCATATTAAAACTTATTTAATGTCGTTATAACTTTAAAAATAAATATAGATGAATAAGTTTTTTTGTAAATAGAATTTGTATAAAATAAAAAAAACCACTCGTTAAAGTGGTTTTTGTTTTATTTATTTTCGTATTGTTTTAACAATTCTTGATTCTTAGCAATCATATTTAAACGCTTAACTAGGTTACCCCTATTTTTTTTAGGTTTACCTTCTTTCTTAGCCTTAGCCATGATTTCCTAGAATAATAATATCGCTCTATCGAAACGTAATGTCGCAGTAATTTCAGCGATACCGTCATCATCCATACCTAAGTCACCAAAAGATACGTTTGTTAACATCGTTCCATCTAACAACCATTTTTCAACAACAACCCCAGTTGGGTCAAGTAATTCTAATTCAACTGGACGTTTGTAACCAGCTGCGTAACCTTGACGACCAGTAATTGATTCAGAATGTAAACGAACCCATTCCATAATCGCTTGAGATGCAGAAGGACCAATTGGGTCACGGAAAGTAACGTCAATCGATTCCCATGTAAATCTACCAATTACCCAAGTTGATGTATTTAAAAACGGGATTTCAACCTCATTCTGAGTGATTGAAGGTCTTGATGCAGTAGATAACCACCATTGTTGGATACCTAAGTCTGCTGGGAAAGTTAACAACCAACGATTCTTTTTCTTAGGCTCGTATGGTAAGGGCATTTTCATTAGTAAATCAGCCATAGTCTATTTGTTTTAATATTTTAATCTTATGTTATTTATAAATATGTGAATATTTACTTTTTTACTTATTTTCTTTTCTTTACTAATAAATATAATAAACTATTAAAATATTTTTTTTTTATTAAAAATTTTAGTAATTTTGCAATACTATGGGAAAATTAAATATAACAAAAAAACAACTATTAAAAAAATACAATAAAGCAATTGGCGAATTAGTCGATGAGTGTGATTGGATTTCATACATATCTAGCGAATTAGCTTGCTCAACCATAGTATTTATTTTACTTGAAAACAAAGTTAATTGTTTTATCCATAGTGACGAACTGCATCAATTGTATATTGAACACATCGCATCATTAAAGTTAAAAGAAGGTGAATGGCAAGAAAAGTATGGTGTCCCAGAAATAATTGATATTATTTATAGTATTTTAGAAAAAAATGCCGAATAATTTGGTTAATTAAAATATTTTACCTACATTTGTTTCATGAAAAATTTATTATTAATATTTGTTTTAGTAACAACATCAGTATTTGGTCAAGATGTTGAAATGTTTAACTTTATCAATTTGTACAGAAAACAAAATGGTAAGAAAGAACTTAAATTATCTGAAAGTTTATCTACTATATCCGTAGAACAAAATAAAAAAATAGTTGCTGATGATAGTTTAAGTCACTCTCATAAAACATCTGAAATTGCTGTTATGGGTAAAAATCTACCATCTACAATGGAAACTAAAACTAATTTTTTTATGTTTGTGGAATCGCTAGGTATAACATACAAAGAACCTAGAACTGATGAAGAAGCTGTAAAATATACAAAATTATATTGTTTATTTTTATTTAATGAATCACCCAAACATAAAGATATTTTGTTGGGTGATTACACAAACATTGGTTTTGATTTAATTATTGAAAATGTTAAATTTAAATCTAATGAAGTTGTTGTTAATGGTCAAGTTGTTAAATTTAACAAAATAAAAAGCCATTATACCGTAGATTTTTATTTTGTTACTAACTTTAATTAAAGGTAAAACAGTTAGCAACACCTTTTTTATCTTTTAGTCTTTTACATTTAAATTTCTTGTGTTTAAATTTAGGTGTTTTACCATCTAATTTAATAGTACTACTACTACCTTGATACATCTTAACCAATTCAAATCTCATTTTTTTGATTATTTTATCTGGTTGTGGTTCTGGGTCTTCACTTTCTTGTGTGAATTCAGCAACAATATTAATTTTAACATATCTATACTCAGAAGTTTGTTGTCTAAGTCCACCTAATTCTTCTTTGTTAGTAGCAGCTTTTTTAAACATATCAGCACTAACAACATCAGAACCGTTATTAGGGATTTCTCTAGTTGTTATTTCAGCACCATCTACCATTCCAGATATCTCATTATTTACACTTTGACTTCTTAAATTAGCTAGTTTTATATTACCAGTTGGGTCTTCTTTAGAAATTAAACTTGGAATACGTTCAGCATCTGTCGATGATTCAATTTCAACTTTTAAAATTTTACCATTTTGTGATTTAACAGATTCAACGGCATCGTTTATCACTTTTTTACCTTCTTCAGATAAATTATAGCCACCAGTATCAAATAAATTATTCATATTACCAAATTCAAAATTTATAGTATCTTGAATGATAACAATTTTTTGTGGTTGATTACTTTTGATTGTATCTTGTGAAATATTACTTTTTTTTAATGCGTAACCTTGTTTTAATTTACTTTCTAAAGATTTCAAATTCTTAGCAATAACAACACTTAATTTTACACCTAATTTTTCTTTATTAGATAATTCATTGAAATTACTTACAATTTCATCAGCATTTTTAGCTAACATAGCAGAAGGGTCTTTCATCCCTTTTTCTTTCATCAAATCAACTAATTCTTGTGTTTTTTCTTCATCTTCCAAAGTAGATTCGATTTGGTTCATTATAGTTGCATCACTTAATGATTTTTTTGCAATAATATCATTTTGACCAGTTAATTGTAAACCCATCAACATAGCAACACCTAAAACAACTTCTCTCCAACCTTCTTCTAAAAGTTCTGAATTTTTATTAACACTTTCAGATAGTAAATCACTAGATGTGTTTATTATTCTATTTTGTTCGGCTAAAATTAACCTTTCATATTGTCCTTCAGTTATTTTAATTTTTTTCATATTAAACTTTTATTCATAAATATCTAGAATAAACAAAAAGCCCTCTTTTGAGGGCTTTAATGTTTTTATTTGTTTGTTTATTAGATGTTGTCGAATGATGCACCAGTGTTCATGATAACAAACTCTAACTGGATGAATTCTAATGCTCTTGTTGGTTTCAAGAATATTTGACCAGTCAATTGGTTTCTGTCGATATCTTCTGGGTCGTTTGATAAAACAACACGGAAGTCAACTAAACCTCTTTGAGCTCTAATGTTATCTAAGATTGGGTTAACCAATGCTAAGAATTGATTTCTAACAACTGCATCGTTTTGTTCGAATAACAATCTGATTGCAACAGCAGAAATAAGTTTTCTTGCTTGTAACAACAATCTTCTAACGTTGATTCTGTTAAGAGCAGTATCTTTAACTTGAAGAGTTTTATTACCCCAAATTTTGATACCATCTGTTGTGAAAGTTGCGATTGGGTTAATTCTGTTTTCGTATAAAGCATCTCTCTCAGAAAGAGTTAATTTTTTACGAGCTTGAATTGCATCCACATCACCTCTTTGTATACCAGCAACCGCAAACCATGGGAAAGCAATGTTATCTGTCAACGCAATGTTTCTAACAACGTCTCTTGTAGCTGGCATCCAGATATAAACGTTATTTTCTGTATCATTTACTTGAATCCATGGCCAGTATGTACAAGTGTAGTTACTATCGAATGAACCATCTGAATAGTAATCAGAGATATCTTCAGCTGTCATTACTGCACCACCACCATCTGTATCTGGAGTTGTAACAATGTATAATGAGTCAGCTCTATCTTCTTCAACCATTTCAATAGATGCTTCAACTAAGTTACTGTTATCCATTACATCGATACCTGGAGTTGCAAATACGTTAATATTTACTGCTTCTGGGTTTCTAAATGTCCAAATAGCTTCTAAGTATGCATAGTAATCTGAAGTAATACCTAAATCGCCATTAGATAAAGTTTTATTTGCAAAAGCACCACTAGTTAAACCTTTAGCACCTAAAGTACCGTTGATAAGGAAACTATCTAAATTAGTTCTTCTAGTTCTGTAAATATCCCATCCATCGAAACCACCAAATGGTGCGAATGTAAATTTACGAGCATATACTTTTTCATAATCAGTGTTTAATACACCACTTTCTGTTCTAAACTCAGCATCACCAGTTGCAAACACATAATTAATGTTGTCAATTGTTGCGCCAGTTGCATCGATATCCATGTGGAAACCTTTTGTTAAAGCAGTCCATGCATATGGAGCAGTTGCTGGGATACCTTTGTAATCAAAGAAATCAGAATCAATACCAACTGTTTCAGATAAACCTAAATAGAACTTACGTTTGTTTTCAAATGCACTATATGCAGTCTTGTAAGTTAATGTAGGGTCAACTACAGTTGTATTAGCTGGTAATTGATAATTTCTATGAGGATAACCAATGAAACCAGCTGGGAATGCATCAGATGTGTTTGATGTAGTATCCATTTCAATCAACACGTATGAAGATTTAGAAGGATATTCACGATCTAACGTACCAATTCTTCTTGCAATATAATTAGTAGAAGTTGGGTCCATGTTTACTTTAGAGAATGACTCTAAAACAGTTGGTTGAGCATCAGTATCGTAGTAAGCTCTAACTACAACGTCAAATTCTTTAGAATCTAATTTAATGTTTCTGATTGAAATTTTAAATTGTTCGTTAGCAGCATTACCATCAGAAATAGTCCAGAATCTGAATAATTTAAGAATGTTATTACCACGTAATTCAGATACTACGTAAGGAGTTACAGCTGGGCTATATTCTTGTAGATAGTCATCATATGAATCTTGATATTGTACAATTGTTTGTCTAACACCTCTAATCTTATCATTATCCAAGAAGTTTTCAAGCATTTTATTGAAGAACTCTTCAGCAAATGCAGCAGTTGTACCGTCTTGTGCACCTCTACCTAATACTCTAGGTAAATAGTTTTTCTTAGTTTTATCTAATGATAATGAATAGTTAAACGTACCTTGAGTTGTTGATACACCAGTCAACGCAAAGTCAGCTAATGGGTCAGTAAGAGCAGCAGTTAAACTAGAATCAAATGCAATATTTGTTGTCGCAGATAATTCATAAGATGGTAATTGAGTATCAACATTTATACCACCTCTAGAACGTAATAATGCTACCAATGTATTTTCAACATCAGCATAACCAGTACCAGTATAATATGTAGTGATACCACTAGTTGTACCAGTAATAAACGCACCAGCACCGTTTGTACCTTTTTCAATAACAGTTAAAGTTGTACTAAGACCAGTAAATGTTGTACCATTTTTATGGTATGTAGCTGGTATTGTAACTGTACCACCAGTAGCTAGTGTTGATATTGTGTATAATGTATCATCTAATGAACCATCAGCTAATAATAATGTCATAACTGGGTCACTACTAGTAACTGTAATATTAGTGTTTCCAGAAGTTGCTGAGTATGTTATTAATCCAGTGTTATATGTTGTTGTAGCACCAGTAGTAACAGTAGAAGGGTCTAAAGCCGCATCCAATGTAATACCCCAAGCTAAACCAGCTTTATAACCAGATAAACCTAAAACTCTTGTTACAAACAATTGGTTTGATTGTGTTAAATATGATTTAGCAATATATGGTAATTCATATTTTGGTGCGCCAGTGTCTTTTATCTTTGTTGCGTTTTGTCCACCAAAGAAAGACTGGAACTCACCATAGTTAGAAATGAATATAGGTTGGAAAGCTGGACCAATTGTAGTCTCACCAACTAAACCTAATGTTGTCACCCCAACTTGACGTGTTATAAATGTTAAGTCTTTTTCAGATGTATATACCCCAGGACTTACGAATACTTTTGTTGGCATAGTTTTGTTTTTTGTTTTTATGTTATTTACTTTATCGTTTTCTTTATTATAAATATTAAGTTTTTTTCAAAAGTAAGTCCAAAGAAAAAGATAAATATAATTTAGTATGAATTTTATCATACTTTTATCATACTTATATTAAAAAAGCCGTATGAAACGTGATAAAAACTTGAAAATAACACCAAAAACACATCTAATACTTAAAAAGTATTGTGAAGAGAATGGTCTTAAAATGTTTGCTTTCGTTGAAAAATTGATTAGGGAAAAGTGTCAACCCAAAAAGGGTTTATATGATGAAGATTAAATACATGTAATAATAACTATACCATTACCACCTCGTCCACCACTTCCTCCAGTACCATTATAAGCAGCACCGCCACCACCACCACCAGAACCAAATGATGCGTTTCCACCATCACCACCTCTACCAGCGGAAGCTGCACTACTTGAACCACCACCAGCACCACCAGATGATAAAAATATGTTATTACTAAATGCATTTGAATTAGGTAAACCAAAACAATAACCACCACTAGCACCATTAGCAGTTGTTGATGAACTAGCACCACCTAGTAAGTTAGGTGTTGAACCACCAAACACTATACTACCGCCACTATAAACAGTAGCACCAGCGGTAACATAAGCCCCACTAGCTCCACCAGTTAATGGTGCAACAGCCGTCACATTAACACCAGCACCTAATTGACCACCAGTAGAACCAGCTTGTCCAACAATAGCTGTGACATCACCTAATCTTGAAAAAACACTATTAGCAGCCCATACAGTACCAGCTGAACCACCACCACCACCAACACTACCACCACCACCAAAACCAGCAGTTGCAGCAACTGCACCACTTTGTAATAAGACATTAGCAGCAGTTGTATTTGGTAAAACACAAACGTAAGATAATTCACCAGCAGACCCAGTATTACTTGAACCACCACCAACACCTAACCCACCAACACCACCTTTACCAACATTAATATAAAGAATATCTGGTAATAAATTTGCTGGGAAAAAACCAATAGACATAGCGGAAGAACCACCACCTCCACCACCAGCACCAGAGTTAATACTGGCACCACGTCCAGAACCACCACCAGCACCACCACCTATTACTGTAATTTGAACAAATTTTGCATTAGGCGGTTTATGCCAAGTTTGCCAACCAGTTGAACCAGATGAATTACAATAAAAAATTTGGTTATTTTTACTAACATCAGCTAAATGTGAATAGTCTATCATATATCTTTTTTAAAATGTAGTTATTATTATTAATCCGTCACCGCCTCGTCCACCACCACCACCAGTAGTCCCAGCACCGCCACCGCCACCGCCAGCTCCAAACGAACCATTACCACCAGCACCTCCAGTACCAGAGTTTATCGCACCACCACCAGCACCAGATAAAAAGAACATTGGTTGATAAACAGAACCATACATTGATAGGAAATTAGTTGCTCTACCACCAGAACCAGCACCACCAGTATTAGGTCCACCCAACACATTAGCAATAAAACCAGTAGCGTTTAAAGTACCACCAGAGTTGGGTGTTGAAGTTACGGTGTGACCACCACCAGCACCACCACTACAAATCCTAGATAATGTTTTACTTAAATTAGTCGCAACACCAGCATCACCAGCTAGTGTTGTTACAAGACCTAAATCGTTAAATAATGAGTTAACAGCAGTCCAAGCGGTTGGTGCTGTACCACCACCACCACCAGCACCACCACCAGCACCACCACCATTGGCTGAAGCAAGTGCGCTTGCTAATACAACGTTTTGTGCTGTTGTAATATTTGAAGGACTTATTGAAACATAAGATATACCACCAGTTGCACCATTATATGCTGGTGAAGTCGTAGCACCTTGGGTACCACCACTACCACCAACACCAACTCGAAGATATAATATATCTGGTAACATATTGGCTTGAAATAAACCCATAGTAATAGAAGAACCAGCACCGCCACCACCGCCACTTCTATTACTACCAGCAGCACCACTGGTACCAGCACCGCCACCACCGCCACCACCAATGACATAAAAATGAACAAATCTTGCGTTAGGTGGTTTAACCCATGTTTGCATTGCACTGTTATTTGCGTAAAAAACTTGTACAGTTCTTTCACTATATGCTAAATTATTTGGAAATGACATATTTTATATTTTACCATGCTGTTATTATTACTAAACCATCACCACCGTCACCGCCTCTTCCACCAACAGCACCACTACCAGTGCCACCGCCCCCGCCACCACCGCCAGAGCCATAAGCACCTTTACCACCACTACCACCAACGGCAGAAGCACCAAATTTACCACCACCACCAGCACCTCCAGTCATAAGAAAAATGTTCTGATTATTAGAATAGTTATTTAATAAATTACTACGATAACCACCACCACCATCAGTACCACCAGCTGCACCACCAATTAATGCTGGCATAAATGAAAATGCGTTTATTGAACCACCAGAAAAACTAGACCCAGCTGATGATACACCACCACCAGCAGCACCACCAGTTAATGGTAATGTTGATATTGTTATACTACCACCAGCGACTGCTGAACCACCTACAGCACCAGCTTGTCCAGCGATAGATGAAACCATTGCATTGTATGAATTTAATGCTTGAGTACTTGCAAAAATAGTACCAGCAGCACCAGCTGCCACACCAGTACCACCGCCACCAGCAGCAGCTTGACCACTAACTAAAAAACAATTAAGTGCTAATGTATTTGGTAAACATGAAACATAAGATAATTCACCAGCAACACCATTACCACCAGCACCAACACTACCACCACCCCCTCGACCAACTTTAACATATAACATATCTGGTACCATATAACCCATGTATAGTGCTGTTGTTAAAGCAGATGAACCACCACCAGAACCACCGTTAGTACTACTTGATGTTTGTGTGCCACCATTACCACCACCACCACCGCCACCTATACATAATATATGTACAAATCTTGCGTTAGCTGGTTTATTCCAAGTTTGCCAAACAGTTGTACCAGTGCTAGTAACAGTAAAAACTTGAACGTTTTTATCGTTATTTGGTAAATGAAACGTATCTAACATATTAATTATTATTTAACCACGATGGTATTATAGGTTCTGAAATAACTATACGACAACCATATTCACCCTCTAATATAAAAGGGTTGTTATTCAAATCAACATAACCTATAAGATTACCATTATTAATTACTTGGTAAAATTGACCTTCATAACCATATTCAAACTCACATAAATAATATTCGTCCATAATTAATATTTACCACCAATAACTGTTATCGTATATCCAGCCGCCACTACCGTACCCAATGTAACTATTATTTTATAGTTAGGTGGTAACGCAATATTAAGAGGTAATTCAAAAACTGGTTGACCAGATGTTTCAGAGTTAGAGGTTGCTGCCAAAGATATGTTATCCCATAGAGTATTATTATCCGCTGTTGTTGTGTCACCCCCATTATTTATCCATACCCTAGCAACAGTTGCTATGTTTGTACCTAAAGGCATAAAACGAATTCTTTGAACATAACCACCAGTTGAAGAAGCGGTAAACGCTGTGTATGAAGTACCAGTAGTTAAATTTTTTGTCGTGTTGGCAGTTGTTGCTGAAACTGCCCATTGTGTATCCGCAGATGCAGTATAAATTGGGGTTGTATTTAATGATGTATTTGCCATAATTTATATTTTTATTTATTATAATTCTTATTTTATTAAATTAAATAGTTACCACTAGAAATAGCTACCGCTAATCCATAATTAAAACCACCACCACCTAAAGATGATGAGTCGGTATATTCAATAGCACCAGTACTTGAATTTCTAGTTAAGACTTGTGTGTTTGAGTTATTATTTATAGGTGTTGATGTAATTGTAAATGTTGATGCTGATAATTGATTTGTCCATCTAGCTTTACCATCTGAAGTCACTGAATATAAAAATTTACCAACACCCTCAGTACCATCTTGTAATTGTACTGAATAACCGCCAAAAGCTGTAAATAGACCACCAATATATACTGTTGTTATATCTGGCGTATCATTTGGATAAGCAATACCTTTAACACCCACATAAGTACCAGGACCATCTTGATAAACTTGTCCTTGAACCCCAGCACCACTTTGACCTTCACCAATAATACCAATACCAATAGAATAAGCATTTATTGCTGTTAAACTACCACCATTAATTGTTATTCTACTTGGTGCTTGTGGACTAATATTAAAACCAATAGTTGTACCATCATCTTGTATAATGCTATTACCTAAAGCAGTTGAACCAGTCCATCTAGCTAAATAGTTTGTAGTACCAGTACCTATTACTGTACCAGAATAAGGTAAATTCTGATATGTAGCAGCACTTATAGTAGTAGCTGATAACGTACCATTTATTGTTTGACTAGATGAAAAATTATTATTAACGTTTTTATATGCTAAATTATTGTATTCACTAGATGTTAAATGATAATATTCTCCAGATGTACCTCCTTGTAAACCAGATAAATTATTATGGACACCAGACGATGGTACATAACCAGAAGGTGAGAAAACAGTAGCAAATGCTGTTTGTGTTATTCCAGTATTTGCACCAACTAAAACAATTATCCTACCAACTAAAAATGCGTGTGAAGTTATTAATTCTGGTAAATCTGGGTTAGTAGCTGCTTCAGCTTCAGTTACAGAGTCATATTGTGCTGTACTATAAACCTCATATATATGACTATTTGTTTCTTGACCTCTATAATAATAATTAGTTAAATATTTTCCAGCTGTTGCTGTTACAATATTAGTTCCATTATCGTAATATGTATTATTCAATGTATCACCAGTTGTAGTATATGTCCATGTACCGCCAGAATGATAATTTTTAAAGAATGTATCACCACTAGAGTTTGCCGCATTTAAAGACTGTCTATATGAACCATTCCACGCAACACCAGATGTTAATGTTACTATACCAGTCGTTCCACTCAAACCGATACTTAATCCACTTTCCCAACCAAAACGGTCAGTCATTATAAACCTATCATTTAATTTATTAGCTAGACCAGCACCTTGATTACCAAACTCTAAAACATGAACAAAATTACCTAATCGATAAACAATATATACTAATACTACGCTACTATCATTAACAAGACCATCATTATCATAAACATAGTATCTAGGTGTTCCACCGTTGTATTCAACAACAATATAGTTAGTATTATTGTCTGTCAATGAAGGTATACCACCAGAATTTGTAGTACCAGATGCAACATCATAAACAACAATAGGTTCAATATTACTTGAATTATTATATAACGCAACTTTAATCGCTGGTAAATTAATTTGTCCAGCCCCGTTTGACGACCAACCAGTAGCACCACTAATAATACCAGCGGCATAGTTTGTAGATGTTATAATATTAAATGTACCACCAGTATTATTTGTAAATGTTAACGAACCGTTTGAATAAGTACCACCAGTTACTCTAACATCAGTAGGTAAATTAAGATATGTCGTTGCGGATAAAGTTGCTGTACTTAACGTACCATTTACTGTTAACCCACTCATGGTATTTATTGTAACATTTGAGGTGGTACCAGAATTCGTTGTAAATGATAATATATTGTTTGAATAACTAGCACCAGTTAAATAAGTACCTATAGTAGCACCAGTACTGACACCATTTATAGTAAATGTACCACCAGTATTGTTAGTAAAAGTTAAAACACTACTACCAGCGTTATAACTACCACCAGTAACAAAAACATCTTTAGGTAAATTTTGATATGTTGCTCCAGATATTATATTCGCAAACACCCCATTTGAATTTGCAATAAAACCACCAGTTTCTAATGTAGAACCACTAAGCACACCACCAACTGTAGTATCACCAGTTATTATATATGAACCGTTAAGTGTTTTTGAATAACCCCAATAACCATTACTACTATCATAAGATATTAAATCACCATTTGTTTGACCACTAGTTTGTAAATCATGTAAATCACCTAAATTGTAACCTAAAGAAGGTCTAACGAATATAGAACCATTGGAATCGGATTTAATTACAATACACATTTGAATCTTCAAGTTAGGTTCAGTAGGTTCTATGCTAGTTAACCCACCAGCTATTGTTGGATGTACATAAAGTATTGTCCCATCACTCCAAGTTTCACCATATAATGAACCAGTAGTGTTTATACCTTTAATTAACCCAAATTCATAAACATAACCATCTTCACCATCTAATATATTTTCACCAGCAATACCTAAAGTATAATAATATGGTATTGAACCATCGGCAATCATATATTCACCAAGTATTCTTCCACTATTACCAAGAGTACCAGCAGCTCTAACAACTCTACCCTTATTTATTGTACTACCACTTTGATTTTTAATATAATAAAGATTATCTAAACCTATTTTAAGATTTACATTATTACCCTCCAAATCAACATCTAAAGTACCATAATCAACATCCCAATGAATTCTACCTACTTGTTGTGTTGGTGTATAATTAGTATTAAAATCTATATAATCAGTGTATATTGTATTTGCTGTTAAACCAGCTGTAAAATTGGTTGCACCAGTTACAGTTCCACCAGTAAATGAACCACCACTAGTAGGTAGGTTATAATAGGTTGTAGCTGATACTGATTCTATAGCTAAGTTACCTTGAATCTTCTCAGCATTTATGTTTTTTATAGCACTCATTTAGTTTAGTTTATTAATAAATATCATCGTCATTATTATTATTATCATGGTGTGAATGCTGATATTTGTCCACCAACGGTATCGACTGTTGCAACATTTTTTAACCTAACAGCAATTGGGTTAGTTGAACCAGTTATTGCATTTAAGAAATCTTCAGCTGTTAATTCAGCTGTACCAACAGTATTATCAACTGGTACACCCATTCTTACGTTTGATGTTGATGGTACAATTAATGAACCAGTCAATTCACCATCAGCACCAAAATTAATTCCATTTCTAACATCAGTTGTTAATGGTAAACCTAATGTACTACCAGTAACATTAGCAGAATATAAATTAAAATTAGTATTAGAAGAATCTTGGAATAACCATTGAACTGTTGAACCAGAATAAAATTGCATTTTATAAGCGTTCACTGCAACA